CTATTATTGACAAGAGACTACAACTGTATCGTATGTGGATTGATGAACTGGAAGAACTTAGAACTAAGACTTACAGTTATGATGAAATGGAGAAAGAATTATTAGAAATACACAATCAAGCAGTGGGGAACTAGCTATGGAATAACTATACTCAATGAAGGGGACTGTAATAGTCCCCTTTTTGTTTTCGTTACAGTATTCAGGACACGCTGAATGCTGGTAAGTAACAACAATTACAAGGTAGGGGAAATCCCTAAACTCAATCCGTTCTCCCAAGCTTATATCACCTATTGGAGGCAGAATAAGATCCATTGTATCGAAGGCTATTGGTCTGGAGGTAAGTGGATGCCAGGAAACTTATATTTCTACATTAACTTCTGGCACATAAAGCTTAATAAATCAAAGCACTCAAAGACCAAAATAATTGCTAAACCCTTTCTAAGAGACATAGATTGGGAGATGGCATTGAATTGGGCTGAAGCAAGGGGATTCTCAGGCTTTGAAGATGATGATGAATATAGTTGCTATAGAGGATTAGAACAATATGAAACTGTGCTACCATCAGGTATCATATTAATTAACCAACCAAAGCCTACCTATAACCTACCAAGTACTTGCTTTAGAAAGGATGGTACTTTAAAGAAGTATGTACATGCAAGAGAATATTTAAGAAAGATCCACCAAAGAGACTTAGGAAGACCACTATACGAAAATGAAGCTAAGAACTTCATGATGCTTGGTAGTAGAGGATTTGGTAAGTCATACTTTGTATCTGGTGCAGTTATAGCTCATCAATTTCTATTCGATGGGGCATTTAGTTATCAAGAACTTAGAGAGAATAAACTTACTACTGAGGTACTAGTAGGAGCAGGAGATGCTAAGTATAGTAAGGACTTACTATCTAAAGTTAAGACTGGACTTGATGAGTTACCAGGTGGAATAATGTTGAACAAGAGATATTATGCTTGTCCACTATCTAAAGATTACTCTGGATCGTGGGAAGTAGGTAATAAGATACTTGCAGAGTATGAAACTAAAGATGGCGGGGAATGGGTAGTTAAGGGTAGTAAGTCAACTATTCACCACAGAACATTTAAAGATAATCCGTTTGCTGGTAACGGTACCAGACCATCAGTTGCTGTGTTAGAGGAGATTGGATTTTTCAACAACTTAGAATCTGCTCATGGTGCTTTAAAGGAAACCATGAATAATGGATCTGTTAAATTTGGTAGTGGACTATATCTAGGTACAGGTGGAGACATGGAAGGTGGAGGAACTGTCGATGCACAGAAGATATTCTACAATCCAGAGGCATATGATATGACTGTGTTTCAAGATGTTTGGGAACATAAGGGTAAGATATGTTTCTTTGTACCTGCTACATTAGGTCTTAATGAATATAAGAATGAAGAAGGTATTACAGATGAAGCTGCTGCACTTGCATTCCTAACAGATGAAAGAACTAAGGCAGCTGGTGCTAGTAGTAAGAAACCACTTAATGATGAGTTACAAAATAGACCACTTAAGCCATCAGAAGCGTTCCTTGTACTATCAGGAAATATATTCCCAGTAGCAGATCTAAAAGCACACCTAGGAAGTCTGGAGTCATCTACTGATGCTAACCTAGAAGGAACTCCTGGAGAAATGGTAATTGGGGAAACTGGTCAGATTGAATTTTCACCTATTTTGAATAAGAGGATCAGACCATGCGACTACCCTATGAAGGGAGATGAAGATACTACAGGATGTTGGGTAGTATGGGAACATCCAGAAAAAGACGCACCTTATGGTTACTACTTAGCAGGAACTGACCCTTATGATCAGGATAAAGCACCTAACTCTGTTTCACTAGGATCTACTTTTCTTATGAAGAAAGCTACTCCTGGACTATCAACCAGGGATCAGATAGTCGCTGAATATACTGCCAGACCATCTACAGCAGAGGCTCACCATGAGAATGTACGAAGAGGTTTAATGTATTTTGGAGGACTTGATTTATATGAAAATGAGAAGAATACTATCAAGATGCACTTTGAGAACAAGAACTCATTGCATTTACTTTCTCATACACCTACACTACTGAAGGCCACCAGAAACTCCTTAGTTGATCGAACTTATGGTATACATATGACCAACCTTATCAAGGAAGAATTAGAGATTTATACCAGAGACTGGCTACTCACACCAGTTGGAGATGGTAAATTAAATTTGCACTTTATCTACTCTAAACCACTGCTGAAAGAATTAATAGCATACAACTCAGAAGGTAACTTTGATAGAGTTATAGCGTTAATGTTATGCGTATGTAATAGGCTACAGTTTGCCAGACATGTGGCTAAAAAGAAAGAGAATATAGCTAAAGATCCATTCTTTATTAGAAAACTATTCGTGTGATAAACAATAGCAGTACATTATATCTACATCCTACAATACCTCCACAGAAGATTTCTCAAGCCGATAAGACTGAGAGTTGGGGAAAGAAGTGTGTTGACTCTATTGTAATGATGGGTAATCAGACCATGTATAATGGTAGGAATTCCACTTATAGAAAGCAGGTTAATTATGATTTAGTGAATTCAGTCTTCGATGAGGAAGATTTTGAATACGTGCTTAATCCATACAACTTACCCAAGACCTATGGTAACCAACCTTCAAAACTTCAGGATTTTAATATAATCAGAGCCAAAATAGAACTTCTTAAAGGTGAAGAACTCAAGAGGCCATTTAGTTATATGGCTGTTGGTGTTGCTGGTGAAGTAGTAAGTGCTGTAGCTACAAAGAAGAAAGAATTAGTACTGCAAATATTAGAGAAGCAGCTTATGGCTGCTCTTGGAAAAGGTGAAGTTGATCAGGAAGGCAACCCAGTAAGACCACCTGAAGTTGAGACTGAACTTAGAAAGTTTAATAAGAATTATCAGGATATTAGAGAACAGGTTGTAAATCAGATTCTTAAATATGGTGAGAGAAAGGAAAACTTTCAAGCTAAGTTTAATAAGGGCTGGGAACATGCTCTTATAGCTGCTGAGGAAATTTACTATGTAGGTATCGTAGGCGATGAACCTTGTATCAGGGTAGTTAATCCTCTCAATTTTGACTATGATAAGAACCCTGACCTTGAGAATATAGAAGATGCTCAATGGGCAAGGGAATATAGGTATATGTCAGTTGGACAAATCCTGGATGAGTATGGTGAATTTCTCAGTGAAGATGAAGTTGATCGTATTGATAAAGGATTAGTTGGACCATCTAATGGATCTTATGGTCCAATGATGGCTGCTGATTGGGCTTTTGATGCTAGTAAAATAAAAGGTTATGTTAATGGATCACAATTAAATGATCAAATGTCCCACATCCTTGTGACTACCTGTGTATGGAGGTCAATGAGGAAGATTGGGTTTGTAACTTACTTTGATGAACAAGGTGAGAAACAGGAAACTATTGTAGACGATACGTTTAAGTTAAGTTCTGAGATGAAGGCTGCTGGCTATTCAGTTGAATGGCAGTGGATTAATGAGGTATGGAAAGGTACTAGGATTGGTGGAGATATCTATGTTGATATTGCACCACTGCCTAATCAGAACAGAAGTATTGATAATCCATCACTATGTAAATTACCATATGTTGGTAGAGTATATAACAATCTTAATTCTAAAGCTACTTCCCTTGTTGATCTTGCTAAACCTCATCAATATACCTACATAACAGTATGGTATAGACTGATGAATGAGCTTGCTAAGGCCAAGGGTAAGAAGATGGTATTCGATATTGCAGCCATTCCAAAATCACAGGGAATTGATACTGATAAGTGGATATACTACTTTGATAATCTGGGTATTGCATTCATTAATTCATTTGAAGAGGGAACTGAAGGATCATCAACAGGGCAACTTGCTGTATCTAAATTTAATCAATATACTGCCATAGACATGAGCTTATCTCAAGTAGTGCAACAGTATATGATGATTATTGATAAGCTGGAAGACATGGTTGGTGAGTTATGTGGAGTTTCCAGACAACGTCAAGGTCAAGTTGCTACTAATGAGACAGTTGGAGGAGTTGAAAGATCTGTTATTCAATCTTCAATGGTAACGGAATCATTGTTCTTTTATCATAATGAGGTTAAGAGACAGGTACTTACACAATATGTAGAAGCAGCTAAGATTGCCTACATGAATGGTAAGAAGGCACAATTCATAGCAGATGATATGATGCGTGTGATGCTTGAAATTGATGGTGAGGATCTTAACGATTCAGACTTTGCAGTATTTGTAAGTAATTCAACTAAGGATAATCAAGTAATTGAGAAGCTGAATGGACTGGCACAGATTGCTTTACAATCAGATAAAGCAAGATTATCAGATCTGATAACAATATTCAAATCAAATTCTATTTCAGAGATAGAACATACTATTAAGCAGGGAGAGCAGGAGGCAATTGATAGACAGTCACAACAAGCAGAAAGTCAAAACCAAAGCATGCTACAAAACATGCAACTGCAAAATGAGAATGCAGAAAGACAAAGAATGTGGGAATCAGAGGAACATGCACTTGACAGAGAAAATAAAGTCCAAGTTGCAGAGATTTCTGCTATGGGCTTTGCAGTGGATAAAGATGTAGATAACAATGGAGTTCCTGATGTACTGGAAATAGCTAAGTTAGCATCTAAAGAAGTCATTGAGAAGCAGAAACTTACTGTGAAAGGAAGAGAACTGGAGATTAAGAAACAGCTTGAGGATAAGAAATTAAATCAAGCTAAGAAAATGCAGGAAGAGGAAACTAAGCTTAGAAGAGAAGAGATGCGTTCTAAGGAGAAAATTGCAAAATCTAAACCAAAACCAAAGAAATAAGATCTTATGAAAAAGATGAATTTAAAGAAATATGCTGCTGGTACTAGTTCAGCAGCAGGTGGTGGAGGTGGTCCTGAGACCACTAAGGCTGCTAAAAAGATTAATGCTGCAAGTAAAAAGTCAAGACAAGACTATTATGACAAAAAGGGCGTAAATCCTAATGCTGCTGTAGCTATTAACACTGCTGCTATTAAGGCAAGGAAGAATGATCATGGTATTCCTGAAGGGGGTCAGAAGTTTAAGAAGGTTGATAAAAAGGGAGGTCGTGCCCCTGGAGCTACTCCTAAGTTTTTATCTAATACTCCTGGATACAAAAAGGGGACAAAGTCAATTAAGATTAGTAAAATGAAGATAGGTAAAAAG